GTGGTGAAGTCGTTATGACAACCGCGTCAACGTACGCGAACATAGACAACTTAGCACCAAGCTTTCAACAGCAGATCTTGCAGTACGAAGGAACAAAGCTAGGTCGACAAGAGATCTATGCCGAACTGATTGACCCCGAAGAGGGTGGTATTGTTAGAAGAGATATGTTTAAACTATGGGACGCGAAAAAACCATTCCCTAAGTTTGAATACATCATACAGAGTTACGATTGCGCATACACAGAGAAGACTATCAATGACCCAACAGCGTGCTTAGTCTTCGGTGTATTTAAACCAACGGACGGTTCAATGTCAGTGATGTTGATAGACGCATGGCAAGAACGCATGCAGTATCCTGACCTAAGAAAGAAAGTGCAGGAAGAGTATGAAGTTAGTTATGGTGCGGATAGCGAGTCCGACACAGGAGAGTTTGTCAAAGGTAAGCGAGTTGATCTCATACTTGTCGAAGATAAGGCGAGTGGAATCAGTCTCATACAAGATATGCAACGGGCACATTTACCTGTGCGAGCTTACAATCCTGGTCGAGCCGACAAAGTGCAACGACTTTCCATTGTCGCAAACATTATCGCTCATGGAAGAGTGTGGATTCCCGAATCGTCAGTACGTCGAGGATATGTGCGTGATTGGGCTGAAGGCTTCGTATCACAGATCTGCTCATTTCCTGAAGCTACTCATGACGACTATGTGGACGCGTGTACGCAGGCGCTTCGGTATCTAAGAGACGCAGGCATGTTAGAGATTGACCCGAGACCTTATGACCCATCGGAAGATTACGCAGACGCTTATGAATACAAAGAGAGAGTCAATCCTTACTCCGTGTAAGAACATATGTGACCTAGACATTAAGAAACAAATATGCAAGACATGCAAACGTACAGAGGACGAGATAGCAAGTTGGTTAGATTACACACCAAGCGAACGCAAAGCTGTAATGAAACGCATCAAGGAACGTAATGGGCATAGCAAGTAAAATTATTAAGGGTGGTTTAAAAGCTGTCGCTAATAAAGCGCCTCGCATGTCAGAGGCATTGAACCCGCATGTAGGCAAACGCCTATACATTACGCAAGCAGATCGTACCGCACTTGATTATGATAAAGGTCTACTCGGTGGACCAGGCTATGTTGAGTTAGCAGGCATCGACCCTAAATATAAAGACATTGCATGGGCAGTCCAATCACCTGGTGTGGCAAAGACTCTCGTAGGTTCTATGGCACGCAATCCTGAAGAAGCTGTATTCGCAAACCTTATTGGCTCACCCGAACAACATAGATCAAATAAAGTCGTATTCGACAGAATCATGGATCGCTTTCAGAAAGCTGTAGAGGAAGACAAGCTTACGCCCGAACTACATGCAACCATTAACAAACGCTTATCTAATATCAAAGATCCAAAGACAGGTAAGTCATTCTTTCCTGAAGACGTAGACATCCTATCACCTGAATTTAATCAGCATGCACAAACATTCCATCAACGTGCATACATTGCTGACATATTAGCAGGCAAAGGTGTAGGCGGTAAGAAGGGATCAATCATTGATTACCCACAAGTCATTAAAGAAACCACTGACCCACTATTGCTAGAGGCAAAGACAGGTGACATCGGTGACAGACTGTTTTCGTTATCAGGTAACATCCAAGAAAGACCTGAGCTTCACCCTGCATTCCATTATTCATTAAGTGGCAAAAAAGAATCCGAAGCATTTGCTCCTGCTCCACAAGGTATCGTACTTAAAAACTTTACTAAGGACTTTACAGAGAGAACAGGAAGACTCCCAACATACTACGACCTCACGCGCGGTTATTCTCCGTCAGAGAAAATTACAGACGAGATGCTTGAACGCATGTACAAAGAAGGTTACGCAGAAGGCGGTACAGTCGCTGACGACGCAGAAGAATATGGCGAACAACTTAAAGAACAACGCAAGACACTTGGTAGTGACATTCTCAAGTCAGGTGCAAAAGGAATTACTGAAGGTGTTGGTAACATCTTACGCAGTGCCAAAGAAACATTGTCACGCGCAGGAACTATTGGTGACGTCATACAAGGTTATGGCAAGTACGCCGCGCCAATTGAGAAAGCTAGATACGAAGGTATTACAGGCAAAAAGTTTCCTGAGCTTAAACCCATTTCATTATTACCTGACCAAGCTATTACAGAATCCCCTGTAGACGCAAAGATACTTCCATTTACTACAGGCGAACAACAGTTTATAGGCGAAGTCATTGGTGACCCACTTTCTTATTCAGTAACAGGTGCAGGCCGTGGACTTAAAAAGGTAGGTAAGTTTGTAGGCAAGGGCTTAGCTGAGCAAGTGCAAACAGGTAGAGGCTTTATTGGCCGTAATGTAATGAACCCACGCCAAAACATTATCAAAGACCAAGGCGGTATGTTAGTCGGTGGTGAAAAAGCTTTAGATGATGAGCTGATTGCAATGAAGCACAATGAGAGTGCATATCCTCATGCACAAGCTCATTATGTTGCAGGTGATAAAGATCCAAACGCTGTTGCACTTAATCAATGGGTTGACACAAAGGTAAGAAAGTATTTACGCAATCAAGCGGGTACAGAAGCTGACCCAATACTTAAAACAATTGAATCAGGTGTAGAGCATAACTTCCAACCAACTATGGGAGATACTAAATACAGCGTAAGAAATAAAAGACTTCAAGTTGGCAAACCTGAAGCAGGAATTGCTAAGACAGAGTTAGGTAAAGAGTTTGAATACAAAATTGATTCAATGTTTGATCCAAAGAGCTCTGAAGAAGTTAAAGCAATTTTAAATGATCCGCTTCCATTTGCTGACCCAAATACTGCTGAAAGATTTAGAGCTTCAAAACTTAGAACCGAACTTGATCTTCCTATTCAAAATGAAAAAGATGTGGAGGCGCTTAGGCTACTTAATGAAATACCTGACAAGAATGTATACACGCTAAGCGGTACAAACATTACAGATCGCTTAGGTCTTAACCATGTATCAGACGTTCTTATGGAAGACTTACAAACAGGAAGACTAAGACCTGAACAACTTAATCAAATGTCTATTGAGAAAGCTATCCGTCGCGCCGCAGAGTATGACGCAGAAAAAGCTAAAGCAATGGCTAAAGCTAATGCTTCTTCTGTAGAGGGCATGCCAATTCCTAAAGAATACAATGACGGATTTAAATGGGTAGAACTTAAACACGAAACAGATCCAACGAAAACTAAAGCAGCTTTGAAGTCAGAAGGTGAAATGATGGGTCACTGTGTCGGTGGTTATTGTCCTGACGTTGAAAGTGGAGAGATTAAGATATTCTCATTGAGAAGCCCTGACGGTAAATCACATGTCACTATAGAAGCACGACCACAATTTAGCATGACATTGTGGAGAAACGAAAACATGGATCTTATTAGCAGAAATCCTGAGTTAATGAAGTTAGATTTCAATATGAGGTCATTAGATAATGACGACAAATATGGACGTCGCATGACAGAGCGTGATTATGTAAGAGAAATGACTAAGGAAATGAAAAAACGCAATATTAATCCTATTGAGCCACCAAGCTACATGGAGCTTCATCAAGTTAAGGGCAAACAAAACAAACGCCCTGATGATAAATACCAAAGTTATATTTCAGACTTTATTAAAAACAATCCAACCAAACATGAGATTGTTGATGTGTTTGAGCTAGACAATACAAACTTAATGGGTGTGCAAAATATTGCTGACAACGGACTTGTGAGTAAAGACATTCACAATCATCCTGATGTAGAAAAAATTGTAAAAAATTACCCTAAAGAAAATTTAATGGCAATGTATAAAAAAGGTAATGTAAGTCGTAGTCCAATGGAAGTGGATGAAGACATTAAATACAATATATTTAAAGATGCTGCTAAAGATTTAGCACGACAAAATAAAAACTATGTTGACAAAGACGACATTCTTAATCACCTAAGAGAAAAATACCTACTACCGAAAAAGAAAAGCGGTGGTTCTATCAACCTAAACCAAGAGTACAAACTAGAAAACATGAGGAGACGTTATGGCTGAGATGCCCATTGACCCTGAATTCGGTCGCAACATACAAGGAATTCCTGATCCTGCAAGTCAGGCGCAAATTACAGAGACACCTGACGGCGGAGCTCAAATTGACCTCATGCAGTTTGATGACGATGTAGAAGAACTTGACGATGGATCAGCTATCGTTAATTTAGAAGAATACAAAGGTCCTTCTGAAGACGAAGACTTTTACTCTAACTTAGCTGAGACAGTTAATCTTTATGATCTTGAGAAGATTAGTATGCGTTACCTTGATCTTATTAAGAAAGATAAAGAAGCTCGCGAGAAAAGAGATAAACAATACGAAGAAGGTATCCGTCGTACAGGTTTAGGTGATGACGCACCAGGCGGTGCTATGTTCTTTGGTGCTTCCAAAGTAGTTCACCCTGTTATGGCTGAAGCATGCGTAGACTTCGCGGCGTCCGCTATCAAAGAGTTGTTTCCACCTGATGGTCCAACAAGAACAAAAATCTTAGGGGAATCTACTCCTGAGAAACAAGACATAGCAGAACGCAAACGCGACTACATGAATTGGCAGTTGACAGAGCAAATTGAAGAGTTCAAAGACGAAACAGAACAATTGCTCACACAATTACCATTAGGTGGTTCACAGTTTATGAAGATGTGGTACGACGAAAAGAAAAAACGTCCGTGCGCAGAGTTCGTTCCTATTGACAACATACTATTACCATTCGCGTCAGCAAACTTCTATACCGCTCAACGCGTGACAGAAGTACAAGACATTACAGAGTGGGAACTTAAACAACGTATGGATCGTGGTTTATATCGTGACATATCATTTATCCGTGCAACGATGGAACCAACAGAAACACATTCTGAAAAAGCATCTAACAAAATTGAAGGTCGTAAGTATCAAGACAGTGAAGATGGTTTACGCCGTGTCTATCATATCTATACATACCTAGACTTAGAAGAAGACAAAAGAACTAAAGGTGAAACAGCTCCTTACGTTCTTATGATTGACGAGTTAGATAACGAAGTATTAGGTCTATATAGAAATTGGGAGGAAGGCGATGAAACGTTTACTAAATTGGATTGGCTTATCGAGTTCAAGTTCATTCCTTGGAGAGGTGCTTATGCAATTGGCTTGCCTCATCTTATTGGCGGTCTTAGTGCTGCTCTCACAGGCGCTCTCCGTGCTCTATTGGACACTGCTCATATTAATAACTCCGCTACCATGCTTAAACTCAAGGGTGCGAAAATTAGCGGACAGTCTCAACAAATCGAAGTTACTCAAGTCACTGAAATAGAAGGAGCACCTGGTGTTGACGACGTTCGTAAGATTGCAATGCCTATGCCATTCAATCAACCGTCACCTGTATTGTTCCAATTACTAGGATGGTTAGATAACGCGGCTAAGGGTGTAGTCTCTACATCTGAAGAGAAGATTAAAGATGTAAATGCCAACGCTCCTGTAGGTACAACACAAGCGTTAATTGAACAAGGTGCGAAAGTATTCTCATCTATTCACTCAAGACTTCATGACTCACAGAAACGCGTCCTCATGGTACTCGGACGTATCAATCGTTGGTATCTTGACGAACAAAAGAGAGGTGACTTAGTAGCAGAGCTTCCAATTACACGCGAAGACTTTAAACGCAACTCAGACATCGTTCCTGTATCTGATCCGCATATTTTCTCTGAAACACAACGTATGGCTCAAAACCAAGCTGTGTTACAACTTATGCAAACATACCCACAAGCGTTTGATGTTAATGCCGTTCTACAACGCGTATTAAAACAAATGAAAGTACCTGGTGTAAACGAGTTAATGCCTAATGCACCTAAAGCTGTTGAGCAAGATTCTGCAAATGAAAACGCGGCTATGGCTCTCGGTAAACCTGCATTCGCATATCCAAGACAAGATCATCTTGCACATATTCAATCTCACTTGAATTTTGCACTTGATCCTAACTTAGGTTCTAACAACTTGATTGCTCCTAAATTTATTCCACAAGTTTTAGAGCATATCAAGCAACACATGATGCTTTGGTACACAAGTCAAATGCAAGGTTATGTCACAGCTAACCCAAATCTTACACTTGAGAAATACGAAGATAGTAAGTTTGCTAAAGAGATTGACAAGATCATGGCGGTGGCTTCTGACCACGTCAAACTTGATACACAACAAGTGTTTGCAAAAGTCACACCTGCATTACAACAACTTGGTCAAGTGATGTCACAGTTTGCTCCACAACCACAAGTTGACCCTGCTGATCAAGCGTTATTACAAGCTTCAATGGCAGAGACTCAACGTCGCGCGGCTCGTGATCAAGGTGATTTACAAATTGCACAACAAAAATTACAAAACGACATGATGCAAGATGAGAAAGACAGAGAAGTCAAGATTGCAATGAATGCCGAAAACAATTTAACAACTGAAAGATTGAAGACAGCAGAACTTACTGTTGACGAACTTAGGTTGCGTAAAGAGCAGGAGCAGACTGCTATAAAACTGCAAAATGTAACTCAACGTAACTTAGGGAGATAACTATGGCAACGACCGATAAAGAACAATCAGGCGACTTAGTTAATATGCACAAGCGTATTAGCCACGGCGCATGGTTAGACGGTGAAACACTTCAAGAGTCAGGTTCCGCTACTATGCCAAAAGCAAATAGCGATCATGGCAACTTTGAAACAAGTGCTATCAAAAAAGATAACGCATGAGATATATTTCCGATGTTATTAGCGCTGTAGAAGCGCGTAAAGTAACGATAGAGAAGGCATTAGCGCAAGGTACCGCGTCTAACTACGACTCATATCAAAGACTCGTCGGAGAATATGCGGGACTTCAAACAACGATAGATATTATTAATAACCTTCTAAAAGAAGAGGAAGAAAAAGAACTATGAGTGACACACAGGTAGTTGGTGATTCAACTGATTTACGGGAAGCTTTTCCTGTTGTAGACCCTGGTGCTGTACCGTTAGGCGCAAGAATTTTAGTACAAATGCGTTTACCAAAGAAAAAAATGACGTCATCAGGCATCATTTTAGCCGAAGAAACTAGGGATACTGAAAAAGCACAAAACCCTGTCGGGAAAGTAGTGGCTATAGGTCCATTAGCGTTTAAAAAGCGCGACACAATGGAGTCATGGCCCGAAGGTTCGTGGGTAGATGTGGGCGATTACGTCCGCGTACCACGATGGACAGGTGATCGATGGGAAATTGCCATCAATCAAGACGACGTCGTGCAGTTCATGCTTATGAATGACCACGAAGTTATTGCTAAATTAACATCTAATCCACTAGAAATGAGGGCATTTGTATGATTGAAGATAAAGAAAATGAAATGATTGACGTTAAAGAAGAAGTAGATGGCTCAGCGGTTATTGAATTACCTGAAAGCATCCCTTCTCCTGACGTTAAAGTAGAAGAAGACTCTGACGAAGCTGATGAACAAGCTAGACAGAAAGAATTAGCCGATGGAGGCTCAGTTGATCCTGACGCTGAAGCTGTTCGTGAAGCTAAACGAGCAAAAAGACGTGCTCGTAAAGACTATCACAAGCAAGTTTCAGTTGAAAAAGACACTAAACTTCATATGCTCGAGAGACAAAACCAAGAATTATTAGAAAGATTGTCTGTTGTCGAGAGAAAAACCCAAGGCGGTGAGATTGCACGCATAAATAAGGCGATTGAAGATCAAGAGTCTAAAATTTTGTTTGCAAAACAGAAAATTAAAGAAGCCACAGAGACGGGTAACGGTGATTTACTCACTCAAGCTCAAGAAATGTGGTATGACGCTAAAAAACAGTACGAATCTTTAGAAGGTTTAAAGAAACACTCTGTTCAACAGCCTCAACAACAAACTATTCAAGCACCTGATCCAATGGTAGCTCGCTACGCAGGTGATTGGATGTCTGAAAACCCTTGGTATGACCCTAATGGTCGTGATTCTGATTCAAAAATAGCATTAACTATCGATCAGGGCATGGCAGAAGAGGGTTGGAACCCAAAATCACAAGAATATTGGGAAGAACTCGATAATAGACTTGCAAAATATTTACCGCACCGTTATATTGGTGAAGTAGAAAAAAGCGTTAGTCCATCTACAAGAAGACCTAGAAACATCGTTACAAGTTCGGGTCGGGAAAGTGCGTCGAGTAGTGGAGGTAAGAATACATTTACCTTAGCTCCTGAACAAGTCAGAGCAATGAAAGATGCAGGCATGTGGGATGATCCCGAGAAGAGGGCGAAGATGATTCGTCGTTATGCAACCGAAAAACTTAATCAACGATAAAATATAGGAGAATTAAAATGGATTCACGTTTAAAAAAATCATTATCAGCAGGTGGACGCGAAAATCGCGCGAGTCATGATTCAGTTCGTGAGGCACCCGAGGATACGTTCGTATCGTCCCAAGAGCGTCGTAAGATGTGGAAAGATGAATGGACACAAAGCGCACTACCCAACGTCCCTGGTTTGAAGGGGTGGCACTTGTGTTGGTTGTCGACTACTAACAGTTATGACAGCATCGATAAAAGAATTAGACTAGGTTATCAACCTGTAAAATCGGAAGAGATACCAGGCTTTGAAAATTATCGAGTAAAAGCAGGTGACCACGAAGGTTATATCGCGTGTAATGAGATGTTATTGTTCAAGATACCCGAAGATGTGTATCAAGAAATTATGACTCATTTCCACCACGATGCTCCTCAAGATGAAGTGAACAAAGTTCGCGTTCAAACTGAGCAACAGCTTGGCGGTCGAGATAGCAACGGAAAACCCCTAGGTCAAATTGAAGGTGACGGTATGGATAGTTTAGACAAACCGAAAGCTGCGCCTATTTTTTAATAGCGCAGATTTATAATAACTTAGGAGTAATTTATGTCAGCAACAAACGCTCCGTTTGGTTTACGTCCTGCGTTCCATCCTTCAGGTTTGGATCGTGCTCAAGCACTCGCAGGCGGTATCCCAAGCGCATACAATACTGACATTCTAAAAGGCCAA